AGCTGATTGGGAAAAAGGGGTAAAGCCAAACATTAATTGTTAGTCCCTATGCTGCAGCGTCAATAGACTGAACGCCATACCATGTTGTGCCGCCATCGCGTGTCCAGAAAACGTAAATGTCAGTTTCACCGCTTGCAGGTGCATCTGGTGCTGTACCACCCGCCCAGTCTACAGATGTAGGCCATGTGACTGTTGAGCCGTTGCCTGTAAGCTGTAGGATGAAGCCCATAGAGTAATTATTGTCTGCACCACTAAATGTGAAGGTTGTGTTGCCTGACATCGTAAGGCTGAATGCGCCAGCATTATCTACGTTACACGTTGGCGATGTGCCAGATAGTGCATCGTAGTCTTCTCCTACTGATCCAGTAGTGTACAAGTTACCATTTATTAATGCGCCGCTGCTCAGTGTCTCTAGCTTGGCAGCGCCGTTATGGTACATCTGTGTAGTACCATTAAAGTCGCCTCTGAACATCCACTCGTCGTTTACATCGTTGTAAATACCCACACTATTTGCGTTGTTGTGCATAAAGACAGCACGACCACCAATGCTGTAGCCTTCGTAGCTACTATGCGCACCACCATCAATCTGGATAGAGCCGTAGCCGCCAGAGACAGGTTGGAAGTAGCCGTTGCCACTGTCGCCTAGACGTACACCTGTGGTGTTGACTGTGATTTCACTAGAGCCGCCTGTCGCAAGGGTGATGGTGTCTGTGCCAAAGTTTATGTAAGTGTCACTATCGTCTTTGTGGTAAATATAACCTGACACACGTATTCCGTCTGGTGCAGTCATAAAGACTTCTATCGCATCATAATACAAACTTGCGTATGGGGCAGCATTATCTGACCAAAAGGCAGCTATAGTGTGATTGACACCAGATGTGTCCTCACCTTGGATATAGATGTTGCCGTTTGCATGGTTGTAATTTCTAAGATAATTGTGAGTGCCGTTGTGGTAGATGCGGAAGTCAGCACCTGATCCAAAATACATGTAGTCGTTATCACTTAGCTTGGCGTAGTTTGCACCCCATTCCATAACCTCTGCACCAGCACAAACAATTCGTGCTTGATTGGCTGCATGAAACTGGAAATAAGTGTCGGTGTCACCATCGTGATAAATACGGTCACGCAGGTAAATATCCTCAACATCGTTAATTACGTTAGAGCCTAGGGCTAACGTGCCGTTAAGGGTCATGCCGCCAAACGTGGGGCTGTCTGTTGTGCCTACGTTTTGGTTAATCGTGTAATCTGTAATGTTGGTAGCAGTGCCGTTAATGTTCATTGTCTCGCCAGACAATGCTGCAGCAGCCGCAGCAGCCGTGTAGGAACGACCATATGTATCAGCACCATTCGTACCCGTAAAAAGGTTCATATTAGAAGTCAGACCTGTTGTGCTGAACGTACCAGTGCCGTTGTAATAGCTAGTAAATATATAGCCGTTAGCATTCCTTGCAACGATAGTGTTGGTGCTTTGAGCTGAACTTGCGTTCATACCATCCAACAAGTCAGCATCTAAGCCAGAGCCAGAGCCGTCATTGCCAGATGTCCAAATCGTGTTATCATTGGTTGATGTGCCATCACGCCAAATTAAATCTTCAGATGAATTTGCATATAAAATTCCTAGCTGCGCACTTGTGTTTGAAAACTTTATGGCTGGTGCATTAGATGCATGGTTGCGGTGTATTTCCAAACCTTCTGCAAAATCATCCGATACAATCTTTACGGCTGGGCTAGCATCGTTGTCAAAAGTCACAAAGCCAGTAAACGTAATATCTCCAGACGCCGTATCATTCGCATCACTACGCAAGAAGCTGCTACCTTGGACGCCATCCAAAGTGTCAGCGTCTAGGCCACTGCCAGAGCCATCTACTGTTTTAATAGCAGTTAGTATCTCACTAGCAGTCTGGTCAGCAGTAGCATTTGTTTCACCAGTATACCCAAGATTAGCTAGGGTTAGATTACGTGTAGATAAGTTAGTAACGTGACCATATGTATCTACATCAATATCAGATACTACAGCAGCACCAGTTAATGCTGTTAAAGATGCTTGGCTTGAGGTATCAGTATGACTAAACACCGTACCATTAAGGTCTAAACCACCACCAGCAGTGTATACAGCAGTAGCTGCAACTTGAGTAAAGGTAATATTAGTTGTACCAAAGGTAATAGCACCTTCAGTGTTCATTACATATAGTTCACCAGCACCTGCTGCACCTTCAAGTACAAAGAATGCATCACCTTGTCCTAGTGCATCAGGATCAGAAGCACCATAACTGTCAGCATCTGTAGCACGAGTAAGTACCCAGTTAGTGCTTGCAGAGCCTACGTTAGTAACTGTGTAAACACCATTCTGTGTAGCATCTGTTTGTTCATAGATAAGTACACGGTCATTAAGTGAAAGAGCAACACCGTCAATTGTTAGTGCTGCTTGTGTACTGTTATTAGTTAGTGTAGCCCCTACACCTGCAGTGCCATTATTATATGTAGCAATTAGGTTACCTTCTTGCTCAACACGTACAGGATCGTGATAATGCAATCCTGCTGCAGCAATTGTATCAACGTACTCTTTTGTTGCGGCTCCTAATGCTACACTGGGATCAGCATTCAGGATTAGGTTACCTGTCATAGTGCCGCCAGACTTCATCAGAGCACCTGCAGCAGCCACATTAGTTGCATCAGTTACATCAGCACTAGCTTCTATGCCATCTAACTTAGTCTTGTCACCATTAACAAAAGCCCCTTCTGATGGGGGCTGCTGAATGTCATCTGATGTTGCAGTTAGAAAGACTATAGCACTACTTGATAAATCTAGTAACGAACCTGTAGAGCTTTCAACAAGTGTTCTTGAGAGTGTAGTACCACTACTTGTATAAGTACCTGTACCTATCTCCCAAGCATCACCGTCTTCTACCGTGTAACTTACTGTATTACCATCAGATACACCACCAGCAGCAAAGGTTTGATACCCTGTCTCTGCAGTACCTAATGTTATTGTGCCAGTACTAGGAGTGCCTGACACATTCATTTTTACACGGTTGGCTAAAGTAACCATTAGTTATACCCTTTATTCAATACGAATAATTGCGTTTGTTTCGTCAACACTACCTGTGCTTGGCGGGAATTGAATAGTAAAGTTACCGTTACTTGCAGTCTGTGTACCACCAAAGTCAATTACACAGATAGCTTCGTTTGCAACAGATGAGTTATAAATAATACAACCACTAGCAGATAGTGATACACTACTAAATACTTCATCTGCAATATCTACATAGGCTACACCATTTGCACTTGCAATAGTAACACTGTCTAGTGCTTGACCGCCTGTAGTATAGTTAGTACCTGAAGTACCAACTTCATCAGAGTTACCTGTAACATCTGAATAGTTAGTTGTAGACGCACCATATGTACCTGTATGTGTTGCGTCAATAAGTGCAACTTTAAGAACGTGAGTATCCAAATCGTGAATACCACCAAGAAGTTCTTCTTTGAAGCTTGTGCACATTGCTGTTGTGATAGCCATGTTTGAATCCTTTATAATAACACAAAGGGGCCAGTACTTGACCAGCCCCTAAGTTTATGATATTAAGCAGCGTTGTAACGTGCTGTGACAAGTGCCTCTGGACGTAGAATCTTACGACCGTATAGGTGCATACCACGCACGATGTCTGCAAATGAATCAGGATCACGGTAGTTCTCAACTTTGTTGATTTGCTCCGCTGAAGCTACTGCTTCTTCCTGACCTGCAACGATAACACCGTAGTCATCGTTCTGTGCTAGTGCACCTGATGCTCCTGCGCCATCACCTTTTGATGGTAGGTTGTTAGAAACATAAACACGGAAGCCGTGTAGGTTGTTCATAACAAGACCATTCATTAGGCCAGAGCCACCGAAATCTGCATTCAATAGACGTGAATCTTCGTCTTTTAGCATTTCCATGAATACTGGATCGACTACAATCCACCGTCCACGTGCGTCAACATTAGCAACATCCATAGTACGTGCCATACGAGCAACGACTGTTAGAGGAGATACTGTAGCATCAGACAATGCAGTTGCACCTGGTAGACGTGGTGCTAGTGGGATTGAGTCACCTGCAGCATATGCTGTAGAAGCAGAGTCTGCACTACCTAGTGAACCAAAGCTGGTTGCTGATAGGTGGTTAGCAGTTAGGAACTCGCCTGTTAGGTTACCTGCTGTGTCATGCTGTGCATCACCAGATGTTGCAGTTGAATACTCACCTGCTGATGTGTGGCCTGACAAGTACTGCATCACGTCTGTGTCCATTGCGTCTGCCATTTTATATGCAGCACGGTCAGCAGCTAGTGATACATAATCAA